AGCTTCAACTAAAAATTGATCTGACGTAGGGATAACATTGTTTTTTAAATCTTCAAAAGTTAATATCTCTCCTGAACCATAATCTAAATAAGCTCTCATAACATCTGCTAGTCTCTCTTCTCCTAGCTCTTTTATCATGCCGTTATAACCAACTCTTTCAGCTATAGTTTTAAAAGTAGCATTTGGCTTAATTGTTTTATAAGTTTGCAATAAACTATCTTGTAATCTTGGTGGTAAATTATTAAATGCAAATCTTGCAGATGATGCCACTCTATTTTTAATTGGATCAATTAAAAAATATTTTTGTTGACCAGCTAACTCTGAAGCAGTTTCAATGCTTGAGTATGCAAGTGATTTTAAAAATGTTGATACAGGTTTGTCTTTTGCTCCTGTAAGAACTGCCCTGCCATCTTCAGTAATTTTAAATTGATTTTTAAGCGTTATATCTCCATATTGTGTAGGAGTAATAGACATAAAAGGCGTTCTAGTTGCTATATTAGCAGCACCTCCAGCAACCGTTGTTTGCAATGATTTAACTGCTGCAAGTTGCGTTCCTGTTTCAAGTGCTTGTTCAACTGCTTTTTGCCCTAATTTACCAAAACCTCCTGTTAACCAAAACTCAGTCATAAACTGAGGCAAAGACAACAAACCAGTTTTCATACCACCGCCCCAAGTAAATCCTCTTATAGATTTTTCAAGCTCTTGATCTATATAATTTTCTAATTTTGCCCTTGCTTCGTCTGTAACTTCTTCGCCTTTAGCAATTCTGTTTGCAGTTTGGGCTAATGGTATGGTGTCAGTAATTAATTTTTTAAAACCGCCAAACGGTATAATATCTTCAGCAGTTACATAGCCATCAGCTTCATCCCATGTAATAGGATTGTCAATTAACTGATTTATTTTATCGTCTGAAAATCTTTGTTTCGCCATTGCTAATACTTTAGATTGATCATCTACAATATTTTTTTGAACAAAATCAAATTCTTTTTTTCCTAGCATTGAACCTAATGGCCTGTTAACAAGATTAGCGTTATATGCGTTCATTGCGTCTACAGTTTGCAATTTAAAAGGATCAAGAAATCCAAAGGTATTAAGTGTTTGAAATGCAATATTTTTTTTGTCTACAAGTTTTTTTATTTGCAAATTATCTGCTGTTCGGAACGTAACAGGTTCAGTTTTTTCTGCTTCGGCAGGTTCTTCATCTGCATCTGACGACCAATTATATTTTTCAGCAAACATTTTGTGTACTCTTGCTCTTTCATTAGAGTCCATTCTTAAATTTGCTAAATAATCTAACTCTAAATCATTCGGAGGTCTGCCAAAATTATTTATAGCAATGTCAATTTTTCTGACAATATCTTCTACGTCTTTTGATTCTTCTCTAAATTTTTCATAATTAACGCCCATAAGAGATCCTTATGACATCATTAACAAATTTATAGATGTAGAATTTATTAAATTAAGAGCATCATTTTTGCTTTGTGTCTGAATTTGTTGTGTTCTTTTTTTAAAAAACTCTGTTAATTTTTCATTTAATTCAATCGGATCAAGTGGGTCTTCTCCTTTTTCCAAACGCTCTACATTTTCTTGATCAATAAGTGGTTGTATTTCAAAAAAGAATTCTCTAATAATAGTATTTTTTAATTCAGGTTGCTGTGGATAGTATTCATTCATTAAATCGTTTAGTGCATCAAATCTACTGCCATAAAATTTTGTTTCAGTTGCTAATTTACCTCTTGTTAATTGCTGGATTTGATTCATTATTGTTTGTTCGCTTCCTTGTTCTAATTTTCCATCTGCTGATTCTTTTAAAACTCTTCTCTCTAAACTTGATAAACCTCTTAAAAAATTTACTGGATCACTATCTGTTGATTGAATTAAATCATTTGTTAATTGTAGTATCTCATCTTTAAAATCTTCATCATCTACTGCATTTAATTTTTTTGAAGAATTTAAAAGATTCATAAGAACCGTTTCGTTTTCATCACTTAATCCTTGAAACCGAGCAAGCCTAATTTCATATTCTTTTTCATCAAAAGATTTTTGAGGATCACGAATAAGAGTTCTTAAATTAGCAAGTTTGTCTAACTGATCAGCTTCTAAAGTAATTTCTGCTTGTTGATAATTGCTTTTGTCTTTTTCTATTGCATTTTTTTTATAAGATTTTAAATCTTTTCTTGCTTTTTCTTTATCTTCTTTTGAAAAAGTAGCTGTGTCAGCATCAAAACTTTCTTCAAGTTTATTAAATTCTTGCTCTCGTGTGCGTAAATCTAAATTTGGGTCTGAAGAAATTGAGTCTAATTTACCTAAATATTGCAAAGTATTTTTTTTGCTTTCTATTTTTTGTGTGTCAGTAATTATTTGATTTCCTGATATAATTCCGTTTTCAACAAGTCCTTTTATGCTTTCCGCAAAGTTAACACTTATTTCTTGCTCAGCTTCAGCATCATTACTTTCGTATGCTTGTGTAAGTTCTGTTTGCAAATTATTTAAAAGAACTGCATATGTTGCTTGACCAGCTTCTTTTACTTCTTTATCAATAGTAGCTTGGATTCTTTTTGTTGCAGATTTAAATTTTGTAATATACTCTTTGTTTAATAAAGTTTTTGACGATAAAGAAGAAGTTGAAGTTAATTCTTGTAAAAGAGCTTGTGATTTTTCTGTAAATGACTGCAAATCGTTAGGGTGTTCAGCTTCAAATTTATTAAGCTGTTCATCCAAATATATTTCTTTTGAACTATTATATAGAGTTAAAGCAATTTTATTTGTTGCACTTGCTCCATATCCTTTTGCTTCAGGTAGCTCTCCAAAAGCAACTTCACCTGTTTCTGGATCTGTTTTAATAGCTTCTTGTACTGCCGCTTGCGCTTTTTCTGGTGCTTCTTCTTCTGCTCTTGCTTCACCAAATGCTCTAGCAGTTTGAGCAATACCACCTGCAAGACCTGCGAGTTGCTCCATCCTACGAACCCTGGACTCATCTATAGGTGAGGGCTGAAACTTACCGTATCTTTCTATTCTTTGTATAGCCATTATGTAGTTCCAGTTGTTTCTTTTTCGCCTATAATTGTTTCAAAATCTGTTTTTAAATCAGGTGCTGACTGTAATAAAGTAGATACTGCTTGCAAATTTGCTGATCTTCTTGCATCTCTTCCTGACTGAATTATATTTCTTTGTCGCAATCTGTTTGTCAAAGTAATAAGCGCTTCACTTTCACCTATAGTTTTTGCTTGTTTTAATGCAAGACTTGCTGGTGTGCCTTCCGCTGCAACACCAGATGTAGCTTGAGATAAAATATTAGATGCTAGAACTCTGTTAAGTTCTTCTCTTCTTTTAAGTTCTTCTGCTTGTGCAGCAATTCTTTCTTCTTCTGCTCTACGCTCTGCGGCTTCTTCTGCTGCTTTACCAGCTTCAACAGTAGCAAACACTTGTCCTGCTGTACCTGCGATTCCCAAAGCTGCTGCAATAATTCCTAAACTCATTGTTAAACCTCTATCTGAATTATATCATTACGAAGATTGTACTTCATATTCAATAGCTTGTACGTGAAATGGTGTAGGATTAGGTACAGTTATCTCTGGTACTACTTCTATATTCCAACCATTACCACCGTTATTGTCTTGTATAACACCTGTCAACTTAGGTAGATCGCTATCAAGCGGTGAGTTAGATGATGTACCAAACTGTCTGATAGGCACAGGATTGCCATCTATAACTACACCTGATGTTTCAAATACACGTAAATTCATGCGTGTAATCTTTTTGTCTCTCATTTGATTTTGACCAGCAATATTACCTGCCGTTGTATTTAAAGGCATAGACTTTATTTTAGGTGTAAAGTTAAATCCAACTTCAACATCTACAGTAGAACCTGATGCTCTTATAAAAGTTTCTTCTTCTTCAGTAATAATTAACTTTCCATTATTATCAGTCCCTGAAATTGGCTGAACTACACGATTGGATAAAGTTACACCTCTTGCTACAACACTTACAGTAAATCCTGTTAAATGATCCGTTTGCAAAATAACTTGTTGTGCACCTTCAGGAACTAAAACATTTTCTGTAATTTTAACACTTGAATCTAAAAGTCTATCTTGATTCCACATTTCAATAGTATAAGTTGTTGTTGTATCAGTAGTTCTTTCGTTTACAAAAAATAAACTATTATTGACTGTAGATGTAGAAACAAGTTTTAAAGGATATACAGTATTAGTATCTCCGTTTGTCCACTTTGTAAATCCATTTATATCTTGTGATCTTAAGGTATTAAGTATTGCAGCAGAACCATCTTGATTAATTACAATTACATAGTTTGCATCTTCTGTTGTTGAGCCACTCAATATTCCAACATCTAATGGGCTATCAATTAAATGAGAAGAAAGCACCGATATGTCAACCGAATTGTATGCATCTTCGTTGTAGTTATATAAATATTGTCTTAATGTCTTTCCGTTTTTATCTACAAATAACGTAGCACCATCTAAAGATTTAGCTTCTAAAAACTTTGAACCATGCTGTGTTTGTGCTTTTATAGATACTGTTGCTGGTGTATTGCCTGTAAGCAAAAACTCTGCACCTGATGTAAATATCTGTAATCCTCTATCTGGATTGATATCTACTATTTCAGTAAGATTTCTTGCAGATATTGTGACAAATATACCTTCATCATCATCGCCTTCTTCTGTAAAGAAATCAAAAAACGATCCAGCCCTTGATGCAAAAACACTCTGACGTTTTGATTTACTGCCACCAAACCAAAGTCTGCCTTGAAAAAATGTCGCTGTTCTTGGATATCCTCTTGTATCTGACCATACATCTTCCGATCTAGGAACACCAGCCGCAGTTTGTGTAAATGTAATTTCATCTGTGCCTTGACCGCTAGTAAAAAATCCAGTAAATAACTCATAAGTTCCTGATGAATTTCCATCTAATGTAATTGTATATTGAAATGATCCTGTCCTTGTAACTACAATACCATCATCGCCAAAAATAGGCATATCTTGTAAATTTTTTCTTATGTTTTCTATTGTAGAAGATTGTTGCGCTGAGCCCGTATCGCCAGCAAATGTAATGTTTTTACTTAATACGCCTTCTACATCTATTTGAAATCTATCACCTATTTTTATTGGGCCTGAACCAGTATTAGGAAGCGTCATTACCTGTACGGCTGCGGTAGGTGTAGGGCTTGATGCATCATTGAAATCAAACTGAGGTATATTTAAAAAAGGAATGTTATCAATAACAAACGTAGTAGAATCTGTATTTATAATTCTTCTAGGAAAATGTTCCATGTGGAACATCAACATTACATTTTCTGTTTGCACATCTCTTACGTCAGATACTTCTGTTGATCTAAATGGCACAGTTAAATATGCAATAGCATTAAATATAGTTTGAGATTCTTGTACTCTGTACAAAGATAAGTTACCAAAAGAGCTTGAATTTACAACTGCACTATAAGTAAGTGTTGGAGTGCCAGCTAAAGTGCCTGATGTTGGTGGTTCAAGAGTACCTGAAGTTCTTTCAGCTTTTGCAACGCTACCTACAACTGACAAAACTCTATAAGTAGAGCTGTTAACAGTATAGCTATTTCCAACTGTTGGCGTGCCAGAACTTATTGTAAAAGCAAAAGTGTCAAAGCCACCTGTCAAAACACCTAAATAATGTCGGTCTGACTCAACGCTAAAATCAAAAGTTTTTGCATCTGATGCAGATGTTGATGGAAATAAAACATTAAATTCACTTACAGATATTTTTAATGAACCTAAATCCCCTGTATCTCCTGTTCTTATAATTCTAAAATATTTAACATCGCTAGTATCTGGTACTCTATCTTTAAAAGATTGACCCTCTGCTGTTACTGTTACTGTTCGTAAAGTAGAGTAACTTGAATTATCTGAAGATACTTGAACTAAAAAAACTCCTGTACCTGTTCCAGATAATTTTATATCTTTTACTTCAATAAACTTGCCACGATTACTATCACTAGACAAATCATACAAAGCAACAACATAATCTGATTGACCAGAAGTTCCTAAAACTCCTATATTTGTTGTTGTAACGCTCACCGTACTAGAATCAAAATCATTTATGTTGGCTGCTGTACCGCCATTTGGTAAAGAAATAAATGATGTGCCAACAAAAGGTGTAAATATTTTTTCTGCTGTTGCTACGTGTTGAGTGCCAGGTCTACGCTTCAAGCCACCTTGCGGTACAATAACTACGTTCTCAGCAGTTTGCATACCCTTATAGTATTGATCTATGTCTACTCTTCCTTTTATCAGAGGAGAAAGCTCTCCACTCATAAATGCACTTTGGAAAAACTTAGACATGGGCATGGTTAGCCCCTTACATTAACAAATGGGTTACTAGCGATAGGTTGTACAGGGTATTGTTGCGAGTCAGTATATCTAGCCATGCGTGATGCATTGACGTACTGCCTTGCATTTGCATCCATAGCACCACCACTATCTCGTATAGACGGTGCAAAATCCATAGCTAATGCATACTCTATCATCTTACTGAAGTATACAGGCCATGTAGATTCTGGTGCGTTGTAAATGTAATCTACAAATAAAGCAGATTTTGTGTTTGTGTATAGCTTGTCACCATACAGATTGTAAGGCACGAGGGGATTTACTCTTATTAAAAACAACATATCAGCAGGTAATTGATAGATAGACTGCCACTCTGTACCTACTGGGCTATCTACAGTTAAATCAATCTGTGATTTTTTACGTGCAAAACCCCAAGTAAACTTTGTGAGTTCACTCTGCACAATGTTGTCATAAAGATTGTTAGCTACAGTCTGCGCCCTTGTATTACCATCTAGCGATGTAATGGGTAAGTCACCAATCAAAATTAAAGCATTTGATATTAGCTCTATTTTTGTAGCCATAATTTACCTTTTAAGAAAGGGGGGATAAACCCCCCATTCAATTATGAATCGCCTAATGCGGTTCCTGATGCTAAATCAATACTAGTTGATCCATCGTTTGTTTTACAAAATGTTGCTGTTACTGCAACACCATCTGTATCAACAACCAATACGACATCACCTAAAGATATTTCATCTATTGCAGCTAACATGTAGTTTGAGCCTGTAACTGTTGCTGGCGCATCAGTAGAAGCATATAACCAAACTGCACGTGAGTTTCCAGAACCACCAACTCTTGATAAACCGTCTCTTGAAAAAGCCATGATAGTTCTCCTTATACGTTATCTTTATATTCAACTTTAATAATACCGTCAGCATCCCTAACTACTGCACCAGCTTTCAACATTCCGTTACAAAGGAATGATGTACGCTCTGGTATGTAGTCAATAGATGTTTTCATTTCTATACCAATAGCAAGTCCTACTGCTTCTTTGTGATAGAAATATGAATCAACAGTATTAGAAGTTACAGTCAAGCCACCTTCTGTTCTTGTTCCAACAACATGGACAGCAAAACCAGCAAGTGTATTTATATCACCTGATACTAATGCTTTGATCGTTTGGAAATCAGAAGAAGTTGCTTTTGTATCTTTTAACAGACCTTTTAATCCATCACCATTGATAGCAGCATGAAGATCACTACTTGGTACATTTTGCTTACGCAAAGTAGCTTGTGCTTCAATAACTTTATCCATAGTTAAAGCTGCACTTCCATGAGCTATAGTTGTTGGTGATGCTCCATCCATAACATCAATAATAAGCTGATCTTCCCTTCGGCTTAAAGCACCAGCAATAGTTGTTGCTAGCTCTTGCTTCTCGTCAAAGTTTACTTCAGCTTGATCAAACATATCTGTAAATTCTGGAGCGTTCCAGTTCTGCATAGTTGCAGTTTGTACTTCGTGGGTAACATCCATAGGAGTTACAAGATCAGAAGTTGATTTTTGATTGGCAAGTCCTTTGCCCATTTTACGAAACTTATATGTTTCGCCTACTACATTATTTCTGACAGTTACGGAGGGCTTAAGTAATCCCATGCCAGCATATGCATGCTTAACTAATGAGTCAAACTCAATTACCGCTACCGCTGTCAATCCAAGATTCTTACTCATAATAATATCCTCAAAAAGAGTAAATTAAATATTTTTTTGAGGTTTTAGCTGAGTACCCAGTAAATGGTCAGCATCCAACCTTAATTTACTGGGCGATATACGGTATCCAGTTGTCCCGATTATAACTTGTATTTTGTATAAATATCAATTAGTTCCAGCAAATGCTTCTAACATTCGTTTTACTTTGCGATCATGCTCAATATTTACACTTCTAAGAAGATTTCCATGCTCATCTTTCTTAAACATTTCTTCTTCTATCATTTCCATAGTAAGCCCTTCAGGATTTGGCCCACCTTCAATCGGTAACTTAACTGGCGCAGTAGCTTGCACAAGCATTTCTACTAGCTCTATATTGTCAGCAGTTGTAACTAATGATCTTGCTCTTTCATAAGTATCAGGATCAAGATTGTTTTTCATAAACCCTTCTACATTCTTTATCCTATTTTGAGCATTATCACCAAGTTTTTGTAACTCTAACTCTTGACTGACTTCTTCTACTGCTTGCTCTTGTGCTGTCAATAACTCCCATGCTTCGCCAAAAGCATCTGCACTCATGTTTGTTTTTGTAGCAAACGCTTCTAGCTCTTGATATAAAGCGTCATCTTTTTCAACACCTTCTGGCGGTTGGTATCCATCTTTTGGTGATCCTCTAAATGCTCCAAACTTTTTAGATAGTTCCGCATAACCTTTTGCTTGATCTGATACGGTCTTGTACTTTTTATCTAACCACTCTGGGGCTTCACCGACTCCCTT